ATGAAATCGAAACTTGTTATCGGCGTTGCGGCGGCGCTGGCCTTGTCGGCCTGCACCACCACCGACCCCTATACCGGCCAAACAAGGATTTCCAATACGGCGGGTGGCGCTACCATCGGGGCCGTGGGCGGCGCAATCGGCGGGGCCATCATCGGCGCCGCGACCGGCAGCGATCCGCGCGTCACCGCCTTGATCGGCGCCGGCATTGGCGGCATCGGCGGCGCGGCGGTCGGTTCCTACATGGATCAGCAGGAAGCCGAATTGAGGGCCCAGCTCGCCTCGACCGGCGTCTCCGTGACCCGCAACGGCGCCCAGATCATTCTGAACATGCCGTCGAACATCACCTTCGCGGTCAACCAGTCCAACATCAATCCGGCCTTCCAGCAGACCCTGATCTCGGTGGCGCTGGTTCTCAAGAAGTACAACAGGACGGTGGTCGACGTCGCCGGCCACACCGATTCCGACGGCTCGGATGTCTACAACCAGACCTTGTCGCTGCAGCGCGCCCAGTCCGTGGCCAGCTTCCTCGGCCAGCAGGGCGTCGACACCCAGCGCTTCAACGTTCTCGGCTACGGCGAATCCCAGCCCATCGCCACCAATGCCAACGAAGCCGGCAAGGCCCTCAACCGCCGCGTCGAGATCTATATCTCGCCGATCGTGGTCGGCTGACCGACAAACGCCAGATTGGAAAACGGAAAAGGCCGGCTTCAACGCCGGCCTTTTTGCATGGTCAAAGCCATGACGGCCGACGGGTTTCGGCACGGCGCATGGCGACTTTTGGGATGGACATGGTGCTGCTGGTCAGGATTGAACTGACGGCCTCTCCCTTACCAAGGGCAGAGAAGAGTGTTGATATCATTGAGTAATCAGAAATTCACACGCTTTCTGCACGCTTTACGTGCAGAAATATCGGACCGCGGTGGTATGCTTGGCGATCTTCATGAGGTCTCGGATTTGACCCGGTAGCGGCAAATTGAACCGAGCCCAGATATCAACACCGGTTGACCAACAATTATCCTTGTGCATGGTACACATCGCGCAGACCGAGGCGCATCGGAACTTCTAGAGGCGGTCCATGTGGCAACCGATACAAGAGCAACATGCGATATCGCAGGTAGCATGCATCTTTGATTTTCAGGAAAATCTCCCGAGCAAGTTGTACCGCAAACTGGTGACCGAAGCCGAAGATCTGGCCTTTTCGAACGGACTACGCAGTCGCCATACGACGAAGACGGTTCCACTCCAGATTGATAATCCTGAGGATTTGGCGGTTCAGATTATTCCGCCTCCTCCACCAGGCTACATATTTAACTCTTTGGCCGGCGGCGGTGATGAAACACAAGCGAGAAAGCGATCTGAGCAGCTAAGCGTTGAAGCCTCCCGATTGGTATACAACACTTGGGTTTATGCCTCATGGGAAGCCATGCTAGATCGGCTCAGGGCCCTAGTTTTTCCTCTAGTGGAAATGGCAATGGAGGCCACGCCTCTGCGCGTGCTTCGCCTCGAATATCAAGACGCATTTTGGTACGACGGGCCTCAAGATGAAGCCGCGGCCGCTGACCTATTGCAGAAGGGCAGCCCTTACCTAAGCTCCCACATTTTTGATCAGCGCGATCTTTGGCACTGCCATACCGGTGCCTACCTTCCTCATGGTCGGATCGGAAAACTGCTCTTGCAGATCAATCTGGACGCCGTCGATCGCAAATATCCGGGGCGCGACAACGATATCGCAAGATCCGTGAAGATTGTTACCGCATTGGAACGACGAGCGTTTATGGTTGACCCCGAGATTTTGGAATCCGAACAGGCATCGAGCGAAGACGACGTTGTTTCGGAGCTCAACGAAATGCACGGCAGTTTGAAAGAGGTGCTTGCGGATATTATATCGCAAGAGATGAGTGAACGAATTCATCTGAAAGACTAGGCGATCATGACCGTGGCTACAGGGACGCGCACCCCACCGGCGCGACGCAGGACAATCCAGCTGGAGCCCAACACTCTGGCCGGAGACACTAGTGCTATCTGGGATTACTTTTCCGGTCGCACCTATTTCGATGAAGATATCGTCGATGAGACCAGCAGCGCTGTTTCGTCAATGATGCAGAGCGCTGAGCACGACGAAGAGGGCGAAGCGGAGCCCTTCGCGCTGGCCGATTTTCGCACCTCAAATTTTCTGGCGAGACTTCTGGGAAGACTGAGGTCCCTGAGATATTTGCCGGCGGGGCGAAATGGACAGGCAGCGCCAGCGAACAAGAAATCGGTCGACTTGGCCATTCAGTTTGTGTCTCGCGCGGAAATGCCAGTGCGACCAATAGCCACTTTGGATGATGACGGCACGGCGGTCATAGAAATTGAAAGCGAGGATATGCAGTTCTTCGCTGATATAGCTTTCTTGCCCGATGGCAGCTTGGAGATTTATCGCCGAAAAACCGGCGAACCATCTCAGACCGTGGAAGGTCCACTTACCGACGATCAGATAGAGTCTTTCCTGAGAAAGCATCTCGGGATTCGAATTTAGGCATGACGGCGGATTGTGAGAAATGCCACCAGCTTTTCGATGGAACCTCCCGCGATAAGGAGTTGGCGCTAAGGCTGTGCACCGACGCGCCAGAAGGTGAGTGCGAGGTGTGCAGCGTCAGTGATTCATCTCCTGGCGCAGTTGCGGATACCGAAGATCTATATCGTGTGATGGTCGATCCGCGAGATTTTGATGACGGCCAGGTTGCTCAGAGACCATTTAGAGCCGCGTTCACCAACGGACTTAGTGTCATCAGAAGCGTTGCGAGCGATCAGGAAGTTACCGATCTGGTCGAAGATGGAATGTGGCATAGAGAGTCAGATCCTCCTCGCGAAATCCGAGTTATTTGCTCGGCTAGCGCAAAGCAGCTTAGAGATTATTTAGGAGACGCGAGCCGAGTTTTTTACGTTTACGATCAAACAGTTCCTCGCAGGGTTTCGGACACGCCTCCGGTTCCATCCCATGCAGGGGTGTTTGCGAGAGTGCCTCCAAAGGGACAAGCTGGGCGAACGGCCTACATCCAGGATATGGCCGGTGAACTTAGGCGTTTGTTTTTGCAGAATCGCACCGGCCCCGCTGAATTCCGAGCTGGTTTGCTCGGTCCTTTGAACGAAATGGCATACGGTGGCATGTTTGCCCATGAAAACGAGCCGGCGGATTAGCCGCCTGAACGCTGCACCGGGTATTTTCCTGTCAGGTAGCAGCAGCTAGCGCGGCAATTTAGTCTACTTTCAGCGTCCGACTATTGAGCCTTCGCCTTCGGCAGCGCCGGCAGCTGATCCGCCCGCTTCGCTTCCTCTGTCACTACTGAATGTGCATACCGCGCGGCTGACTTCATGTCTTTCCATGCGCCAGTATCGACCAGCCCCTTGGCATCCAGCCCGGCGTAGCGGCGCATCCAAGTGTCCCAGGTGTGGCGGCAGGCGTGGAAGCAAACTTGGGCAGGCCGACAGCCTAGTTCTCGTCCGCTTGCCGCGCATGCAAGCGCACGTGCACGCTTCAATTCGTGCAAACGCCAGCGGGGTCAATAGGTGATAAGTGGTGCTGCTGGTCAGGATTGAACTGACGGCCTCTCCATTACCAAGGTGTAGTGTGTAGTATTCGCTGCAGATGTCGCGAACAATGGAGAAGAAAGCAGAAATAGCGCTCACTTCCCTAGTCTTATTGCCACCAAAGTTGTATATGGAATTTGCGCGCCGACGTAACCTGCAAGCGACAAATTAAATGCTAGTGATACAAATCAGAAAAATTAGCCTATAGCCCAGAGTATTTATATCCAAAGAAATCGTCGTTTACTAGCAGTGAAACCAAGGAATTGTACATTTCACTTTTTTTGCTGAACCAAATTTTCTTGTAATTAGTCCTGCCATTATCAAGCCGACCAAAGCAATAAAAATACCTATTTGTGCTGATATCTTTTCCAACCTGGCCATAATTCCGATTGTAGTCGTGTGTTGCGACAGAATTGTTAAACATTATGCTCACGTGCCGGAGATTTTCATATTGCTCGACTGTGTGAGTAAGATACAAGCGCCATGCCCTAGTACCGTCTCGGCGAAGCCCATCGTTTACCTTGTCGAAAAACTCGTATAGGTCCGAAAATTCTGCCACAAACTGCCCGTTTGCCTGTTCTGCGGCGGCCTTTTGAGATTTGGCCATACGCTCGAAGTCGAAGCCTGACATATCATTCTCCTTTTTGGCATCATCCAACTACAGACCTTGGATAGCTGCAAGACGAAGCAAAGCCGCACCTCAAAACCCCTAGAGGAATTTATTCGTGATATTTCTGAAGTGAAGAGCTAGCTCAAGTCAGTCGCTTGCCAACTTCCTCTGCAATACCGGCAACAAATCCGCTCGCCTCGCCTCCTCTGTGACCACGGTGTGCGCATAGCGCGCGGCTGATTTCAGGTCTTTCCAGGCGCCAGTGTCGACGAGGCCCTTGGCATCGAGGCCAGCATAGCGGCGCATCCAGGTGGCCCAGGTGTGGCGGCAGGTGTGGAAGCTGACCTTGGGCAGACCAGCGGCCTGACGTGCGTCGCGCATGAAGCCATAGAGATGCCCGTTCTTGCGGAAACGGAACAGACGTTCGTCGGGGCGATCGAGGCCGCGCGGGTGGTTGGCGAGCGCGGCGATTGCCGGAGGTGGCAGGTGCACCAGGCGCGGGTCGTCGTTCTTGGTATCCGGCAGCAGGATGGTTGCTGCCGACAGATCGAGTTCGGGGATCTCGACATTGAGCGCCTCACTCAGGCGCATGCCGGTGTAGATGAGAACGGTGACGAAGACGCCGAATTCGGCATCCTGCTTCGTCGCTTCATCGACCAGGCGCGATGCCTGCTCGGGTGTCATCCATTCAGTGCGGGTCTTGCCCTGCGCGCCCTTGGGGCGTTTGAGCGGGAAATGGGCGCCTGCATGTTTGAGGATCGCCGACATCGGCGTGTAGACCTGACGGTTGCGCGTTGCCGGCGCGGCCGAGGGATAAAGCGTTGCGGCAGCATCGTCGATTGAAGCCTGGTCAATCTCGGTCAGCGGCCGTGCTGCAAAGTAGTCGACCAGCGGCGGCAGGAACGTGGTTTCGCCGCCAGCCTGGATATAGCTCAGAACCGCATCGGCAAAGGTTACGGCCTGCTTGGGGGTAAAGGCACCACGTTCGATGTCGTCGCGGATCTTGACGAGGAGCTTTTGCGCTTTCCGGCGGTCAGCAGTGCGCGCACTCTGGTCAATGAGGATCCCGAAGTGCGTGCCCCGGATGCGCCAGTTTTTGCTCTGCCCTTCGCGGGGCGGGTGGAGTTTGAGGGGCATGGCAGTACCTCGATCAACCGGGCGATATCGGCATTTGAAAACAGCTTTCGGTTTCCGTTCAAGCGATAATAGGGATGGTCCTTGACCAGATCCTGCAGCCGGCGGCGCGAGATCGACAGGATATCGGCCGTTTCGTTCATCGAAAAGAGCTGCAGCGGCGAGGCGTTCATGGCTTCGAACTCACCTCGTCCGCCTTGAGAATGTCGAGCAGGGTTCCCATCGGCCCCATCGGCGTACCGTCGTCCTGGCGAGAGATGGCGGCCTTGAGCTCGTCGAGCGTTGCGCCGTGCTGCAGGGCGATCGAGGCGATGATGGCGTTGTCTCGCATCAGGGTCTGCATGTCCTCGCCGGACTTGCCGGTGGACATGAAGATCGCGCCCGGCCTGGTGCCGGTCATGTCGTAATAGGTGACGGTTGCGTGATAGGGCACGAAGCTATGGACGAACTTGATCGTCTCATGCGGCGCACGCGCCGGCAGCTTGTCACGAGCCATCAGGCAGCTCTCCGGAATCCGCTGGCGTGGGCGATGGCAAGATGGTTCTGGAACGTGGCACGCAGATCGGCACGCACGGTGTCGAATGACCGGCAGCGGATGGTAGCTGTCAGGGCCGAGGCGACAGACGCATCGCCGGCAGAGGTATCATCGACTACATCACGCCATTCGGTGGCCTTGACGCGTTCGCTAGCGCGGTCGATCTCGTCGGCAATGGCGGCGCTCGGCGGCGCCAGGTCGAGCTTGATCCAGAGCAGTTTGAGCAGGAGGCGTTCCCGCCCCGCGATGTCGGCGCCCTTGTCGAGTGCCCAGAAACGCAAGTCGAGATCGGCGTCGCCGACGACGATCGCCGGCACCCGCGCCAGCAATCCGTAGATGCGGGCGGTCGGCGTCTGCATGACGTCGGCCACCAGAAGTGACCGCTGTCCGAGCGAATAGGGAAACAGCAGATTTCCGCCCCAGCAGTTGATGAGCGACAAGCGGTCGAGCGCCTGCCCAATCGGCGGGAGGAAGTTCAAGGCCGGTCTCATGCGAACACCAGAAGCACGCCGAACAATCCGGCCGCGCCGAAAAGGCAGACGGCAAGTGCCACGGCATCCACTGCGTAGGCAAGACACCGGCGCGCGATGGCGCCGGTGTCGGTGCGGGGAATTGGCGCGAAGGGCACCAGCACGGGGCGGGTCATGACCGGGGCGCTTCGCCGGCGGCGAAAGTGTTGGCGGCGGTGGCGATGGCCTCGTCGAGAATGTCGTCGATTTCTGCCTGCTGAAACCTGCGCGCCTTCAGCCGCGCGACGATGCGCGGCGTGCCGGGGCATAGGGCCAGGACTTCCCGACTGGCCGCACGGATGCGCTCGGCGCGGTCATAGTCCGGTGGCGTGTCGTCGCGCATGAACCGGTCACGCGCCACGCGGGTTGCCGTCTCGTGGTGCGCGTCGATCTCGTGCCTGGAAAAGCCGGCGCGGCGCAAGGTGACGACGTCGCAGTTCTGATAGTTGTCGATCATCACCCTGGCCATGGCCTCGGCGCGCGGGTGCACGCCTTCGACGACGGCCTGGGCAGTGTCAGTGGTCGGAACGGAATGGGATAGCATCGGTGCCCTCCATCGGGTTGCGATGGAGGGGAAACTAATGGGGCCAATAGTCCCCTGTCAACCAAAAAAGGGGTCTATAGACCCTCCCCTAGTTGGACAGTTTTTCCGCGAGTGCGGCTAAGGTCTGAAAGGCAACGGCCAGAAAGGTGATGCCTGAAGCCCAACGGGCGTAATTCGCCGCAGTCTGGGTTGCGACAACCCAAGGATCGTTGTCGTTGAATTTGCCGCCAAAAGGAACCTTCAGTCGAGGAACCTTGGTGAATGCCGATAGAAGCCACAAAGCCGCTGACGCAAATCCGAAGAATATCGCAGACCATTCAAGTACTTCTCTCACGAAGTGCTCCTTTTTCGGATCGAAGTTTAACCCTCCGGAATATCCGAATGGTTGGGCACGCCTCTTAAATCTCGCTATGGCAAGTTGCCAGAAGTGACGCAGACATCCGCGAATCCGTATGCGCATGGAGCAAGTTTGTAGAGAGAGATAGCTATTGAGATCAGTGTAGGTAAGCATACCAATGCCGCCGCGGAGAATGCTATCGCGTCAACGGCAACCATCCGCCTAGACCCATGGAGAACAAGAACGCATAAGGCCGCGGCGCGGATAATCTCGAGCAGAATGCTGCCGCTCAAACTGTAGAAACTGGCCGCAAGAAATGCGCCTCTTGGCAGAGTAAAACTCCATGTCTGAGTCGCCGCTAGCATGAAGGTTATGGACCCAGCAAAAAGTCCAATGGCAATGGTGTTGATGGCGTCGGCCGCCGCATCATAGCTTACCTCTTTATCAGGCACTTCGTCTGCTCCAGTCATTCGTCAGACTCCGAAGAGCTCGTTCATGGTCGGCACCTTGTGAATCGAGATGACGTACTCTTCCGGGATTTCCAGCGTGGCCTGCGGGTTGAGCTGATCAAGCACGACCATGCCGCCGCGCCGTCTCCGGTAGATCTTGATATATGCCTGCCCTGGATCGTCATTCCAACTACGCGTGACCACCACAACGGTGTCGCCTGGCTGCGGCGGGCGCCCCGGATGCACGAAGCGAAGGTCGCCTTGGCAGTGCATCGGATACATGCTGTCGCCGGTCACGTAGATGGCATAGGCATTGGTGACGCCGACAAGCGCTGGCGGTCGGCGTACGTTTTCCACGCGTCCCTCGATCTCGATTCCTTCGAATTCCAGGTGAACCTTCGACCCGGCCGCTGTGCCCAGCACTTCGATGTCTTTGGGCATGTCGTCTGAAACTGGCAGAACAACATCTGCGCGGCGGAAGTCCTTGTTCCTGGCGTTGGCAACATCTGCCGGCAGGTCGCTGCCTTCCGGTGGATCAATGCCATCCAGCAACCAATCGGACGAGACGTCGAGGACGTCCGCCAGCCTAGCCAGTGCGCGGGCGCTCGGAACGGAATCGGGTCTCTCGAACAATTTGCGCAGATAAGTGCGGTTCAGACCGGCGGCCGTGCTGGCATGCGTCGGCGTGATGTTCAGTTCGGCGAGCCGTTTTTTCAGGCGATCGTGAAGTGTTTCGACCATGCGGGGATTATCGGCCCCGGTGTTTCCGTTGAAAATGGGGACAATAAACCCTTGACTAAGAGGCTTATTGACCCCTATTTCTGATGGCGACTCATCCGAAGCCGAGGCGTCAATGTCCGAAACCAAATCCGTTCTCATTGCCGATGTCCTGCTGGTTGCGGAGACTTATTGCTCCGGGACGGGGGAGTCGCTGGCGTTCGTCGCCAAGCAGGTTTTTAGCCGGGGCGGCGCAATGCGCGCGCTGCTGGCGGGAGAGCGTGACCTTGGCACCGTGGCCTTGGTTCGCGCTGCTTGCTGGTTCGTCGAGCATTGGCCGGAGGGCGTGTCTTGGCCGCGCGAGGCGGAATGGCTGCGCAATCTCGCAATCAGAAGCATCAAGCGCGAAGCGCCCATGGCAGCCGCGCAATGACCGCTTCATCCCTTTTCGCCATTCCCTGTTGTTTTCCCGGGCGGGCCGTCCGGCCGGTGTGTCGTCTCTCCCTTGGTGACCGCCGGTCGGCTTCCGACCGCGTCACGTCTCTTGCGCGCCAGCCGATAGGCGGCGATGGCGCGGTCGAGGGCAGGGCTGGAGAGCGTTTTGTGTGCCATGGGCGCGATGATGCCGCGTCAGCTGTTGGTCGTCTCGGTGTCGCCAACGCGCTCGCGACACCGGGCGCGGTCCTTACCGCAAACCTTTTCCTGCAGGCGGTTGTCGAAAACGGTCGACAGGATTCGCTGCTCGTCCTCAAGGGGCGTGCGACCGGCAGGACCGTTCAGCCTTTTTCTCAATTTGCATACGGTGCGGGGGTGTCTTCATGAGCGCCCGCCTGCACTCGGGTCGCGTCTACAATGCGCTCAAGGCCCGTTTCCGCCTGCTCGTCGACACCTGCGGCGGGCCGAACAGCGCCGAGCGCATTTCCCGCATTTCCCAACAGCAGATTTCTCGCTGCGGCTCAGTCGACGAGGAACACGCCAACAGGTTCGCGCCGATCGACGAGATCGCCGACCTGGAGGCCCATTGCGGCAAGCCGGTCGTGACCGAGTATCTGGCGGAATTGAGCGGCTATGTGCTGGTGCGCGTGCCCGATGCGGCGGCGACCGACGCGGTTGGCCTTGTCTCGCGCGTCTCCGAAATGCTGCGCGAGGTGAGCGATGTCTCCGGCGGCGTCGCCGACGCGCTGCGCGACAATCGCGTGACCCGCCGAGAGGCCAAGGGCGTGCACAAGGAAGTGCGCGAGGCCATCCAGAAGCTCGTCGAGATTGATCGCGAGGTCGACCTGGTCGCCCGGTCGAAACCGGAGGGCGACGAGGATGACTGAGGCACTGTCTGCCATGAGGGGAGGCGACTGATGCCGCGCGAGCTGCCCGATGTTTCTCTCGAACGGCCCATGCGCGCCAAGGCGTACTGGCGGCCGAGTGGCGACCACTTGTGCCAGGTGGCGATCGGTTACAGCGAAATCTCGCTCCGGGTCGGCGAAGTCGACCGGATGATCGCGGCGCTTCAGGCTTTCAAGACCGAGCAGACATTCGAGGACGGCCGCCCGTCCGAGCGCACGCATGACGCTTTCAAGGCATTGGGGGAGTTCTGACCATGGCCCTGGGCTATCACAAATACGCCAATGCCTTCCCGATGATCTCCGGCGCCGACCGCGTCGCCTTCGTCGAGAGCATTCGCGCCAATGGCATCAAGGAAGAGATCGTCGTTTGTTGCGACGACAATCCGGACGGGGAGATCCTCGACGGGCGCAATCGCTTCGAGGCGGGCATCGAGACCGGCAAGTTTGCTGACGACGTAGACTGGCGCGCCGATGCGAACTTCGTTGATTTCCGTGAGATCGAGCCGGATATGGACCCGCTCGACTGGGTCAAACTCAAGAACCTCGACGGTCGCCGCCATCTGTCCCAGAGCATGCGCGCGATGATCGCCGCCAAGATCGAGGGATTCAGGCACGGCGGCCTGCGTCCGGAGCAAGATGCAAATTTGCATCTTGACGAAGTGGATGCCGAACCAAATGGCTCCGACCTCGCCACACGCGGCCGCAGGTCCGTCGCCGAGGACCTGCACGTCTCGCCGCGCTCGGTCGCGAGCGCGGCCAAAGTATTGAAGGACGGCGCGCCGGAACTGGAAAAGGCGGTAAGCGAGGGTGCCGTCAAGGTGTCCGTCGCGGCAGAAATCGCTGCGCTGCCCAAGGATGAACAGGTCGCCATCATCAAATCCGCCGACCCTTCGGCGCTCAGCGTCGTCGTCAAAGAAATCCGCGACAAGCGCACCGCCGACAAAAAGGCCAGGCGGACAGAAAAAGAGCAGCAGCTCGGGCGCAAGCTGCTGGCCATCGGCGATCGCAAGGCTACCGTGCTCTACGTCGATATCGACTGGCGCTTTCTGACGCGCAGCGCCAATGGCCTCGACCGATCGGCAGACAACCACTATCCGACCTCGGCGCTCGTCGACATCATGAAGCGCCCGGTCAGCGATATGGCGGCCAGGGACGCGGTTATTTTCTTCTGGGCGACTGTGCCGATGCTGATCGAGGCGATCTGTGTCCTCGACGCCTACGGGTTCGTCCTGATCAACCGCGACCCGGAAACCGGCTTCCTGCTGCCGGACAAGTCCAATTGCCACTATGTCAGTCAGCAAGCCTGGGTGAAGACCGATAGCGATGGCGAGCCGGCGAACGGCACGGGGTACTGGTTCCGCAACGGCCACGAGATCCTGCTCGTGGCACGGCGCGGTAACATCATCGCGCCGGCCATGGGCACACAGCCGAACTCGGTGCAGCAGTCGTTGCGCGGTGAGCATTCCGCCAAGCCGGAAGATGTCCTCGAACTCATCGAGCACTGGTACCCGACGGTGCCCAAGCTCGAACTGCATCGGCGCGGCAAACCGCGCCCCGGCTGGTGGGCGTGGGGCAATGAGGTCGAAGCCGATCCCGAGAACGGCGTTACGGTCGACGAAAACGGCTTCGCCGATGCCAGCCATCTTCCGTTGCTCAAGCAATCCGGATCCTCACAGAAAACAGAGACAAGCTCGGCGCCGTCAGGCGGGGACAAAGCGTCACCCGTCACCTCTCTTGATGGCGCGGATTCCGGCCTTGGCGGGTCGGATACGGGCGCGGCGGCGGGGGATGCCTCCGGCCCTGTCGCCGTGCCTGCCATTCACCTCGGCTGGCAACAGGAAAGCGAGGGGCTCGAAAACCGTTTCCGCACACTCGGTGCCGATCTGCCCAAGACCACGGCGGGGCTGATCGAGGCCTATGCCGACGCCATGGGTGCCTATGACACGGCCATGCGCACAGGTACGGAAGATGCCGCTCGGCTGGCCGGAGAGCGCATGGGCGCGGTGCTGTTCAAGGCCAATGGCGACCGCATGTATGCGCTCGAAGTTGCCAAGGCGCCGATGGCCATCCGCAAGGCGACCTCGGCCAAGCCCGGCCAAACGCCGATCTGGGGCCAGAACGGCTGCTTCACGTTCAAGGGCAAGCGCATGGCCGCCATCGTCGAATGCGCCTGGCCGACGCTCAACTTCTTTGCCGCGACGGACGCGCCGTTCTTTTCCGAGACGGGGTTTCGCGCCGTGCACACCGGCGTCGACGGCCTCGGAATGAGTGTCACGGATTTCATCTCGGCATCGATCGAGGCTGTGCTCGCTGCGCCCGGAGAAGCCCTCGTGACCCCGGCACACATCTACCGCATCGGACGCACCGGCCCGGTACCGGTTCACAACGGAGACAAGTCATGACGTCAGCCGCTTCCGCCTTCCGCGACCGCACGACCGAGGCCGTTTGTTTTTTGCTCATGGATGCCGAGCGCGGCAATGACGTCTCGCGTCTCGCCGATGCACTCAACGTCTCACCGGCGCGCATGCACGAACTTATGGATCGCGGCCGCGCCGGCGAACTGCCGCGCGTGCCGCCGGTCGGTGGGTCTGTGTCCGGCGCGGCGCCGGTGCCGCGCTATGCCTTTGCTGTCGGCTCCAAGACGGCGTCAATCGCGGATGCCTTTGCTCGCCTCGGCGAGATGTCACGCCTTCAACTGGCCGAACAGGCCAAGCGGATGGGCGCGACATTATCGGAAGCTCGCAGCCGGTTGCGCACAGGCTTTGTCCGCGCCGACGTCCCGGTCGAACTGATGCCCGACGGCGGTTTGCGCGTGCCGCAGAGTTCACGGGCACGGCTGCGGGCGCTGTCGGATGCCGCATGGAACATCATGGGTGAGGTATGAGCGCGCCCGATTTCATCGGCGTCGTGAGCCGGCGCGGCACGTTCTCAGGGGCCGATCATCTGGCCAAGCCCGTGACGGGTGATGTCGCCTTTGGGCGCACCTGGTCCCTCAAGCGCCGCCCGACGACGTCCATCCGCGTGACCCTCGAAGATGGTCGCGAAGCGCATGGGCATCTGCTCGAAGATGGGCGCGCGGTGCTCAAACTCAGAGCGGGACAGAGACGATGAGCGCTAGATCGCGCATCTCGGTCTATTCGAGCGCCGTGTCTGGAGGCGGGTGATATGACCAACACTCCCAAGGACAACCTGCGCCCGCCCAAGCCGACACTCGGCTATCCGAGCCGGACAAAGGCTGTCGAGGCGCTTTGGGATCAGGGGCTCGATTACCGCCAGATTGCGGCGCGAACCGGCATTTCCGATGGCGCGGCCGCCGCCCTGCTCACCGCTGTCCGCAAGCGGCGCGGCAAGTTCGTCTATTTCTTTGAAAAGGGCGATCGCAATCCGTTCCGTGCCGCCGCACTTCGGCGTGGAGTTACCCAGGAGCAGGTTGTTCGGAATCTCCTCGACACAATCGCCGCCGAGCCGGGCCTGATCGACAACATCCTCGACGATGACGGGGGTGAGCCATGAGCCTGCCGCCGAACCTGGCCGCCTTGCGCGATATCGCCATGCAGACCAGCTGCGAGAACTGGGCCATGCGGCAGCGCTGGAAGCTTTCGCGCGGTCTCGATCGCTCCGGGCCGTGTCCTTTGTGCGGCGGCGACGACCGGTTCTCGATCCATACCAAAAAGAACCAGTTTCACTGCCGCAAATGCGATCTGAGCGGTTCGGGTGTCATCGAACTGGTCATGCAGACCAAGGGGCTGAAATTCGTCGATGCCTGCGAACTGATCACCGGTCGCGTGCTCGAGGACGAGGTCGACCCAGAGGTCGCCCGCAAGGCGCGCGAAAAGGCCGAGGCCGACGATGAAAGTCGTCGCCTCCAGGCGGAACGCTATCGCGAAAAGGCCCGGCGTAGCGGATACGAGATCTGGACGCGCTCGCGCCGGTTTCAGGACTTCGGCGAACACTCGGCGGTGGCGGCCTATTTGCGCCTGCGCGGCCTCGACCCCGAACGCTTCATGTCGCTCGGCATCAACATCGTGCACGAACTGGAGGCGCACGACTATCGTCACGAAGTGGCGAGGGGCGATTGGCAGACGCTGGCAAGCGGGCCGGCCATGGCCTTGGCGATTCAGCGCCCCGACGGTTCGTTCGGTGCGGCGCATCAAACGTGGATCGACCTGACCCAGCCCAAGGGTCGCCTCGTGCTGACCGCGCCCGATGGCAAGCAGCTGTCATCGAAAAAGATGCTCGGCTCGAAAAAGGGCGGGGCGATCAGGATCTACACGCCCGACACTCCGCGCCGGCTTGTGGTTGGTGAAGGCTTCGAGACCACGGCAACGCCACTGCTTTACGATTTCAGGCCGGGCACCGCCTATTGGGCGGCCGGCGACGTCGGCAACATGGCCGGCCGCGCCCTGCGCGATGGCGCCGGCATGCAGGTGCTCGATCAGCCCGACATGGACGACCTGGACGCTTTCGTGCCGCCAGAATGGTGCGAGGAACTGGTTTTCCTCGGCGAAGGTGACGATGGCGACATCAACACGAAAAAACTGACCCGCGGTCTCAGGCGCGCCAAGCGGCTTAGGCCCGGCTTGACGGCCACGCTGATCCCGGCGCCGGGACCGGGGCAGGACATGAACGATCTGGTGAGGGGCGGTTGCATGTCGTCCGGAGACGAGGTGGGCCTTGGTTGACGACTACCAAAATCCTGTTCGCGAAGCCATGGACGCGGGCCAGCCTGTAGAGGATGAAGGCTGGAGCTATGACGTGCCGCCGGAGTTCATTGGGACTGGCGATGCTGCTCCGGCCGATGACTGGGATGAGGGCGGCAATCCCGGCGAAATCAATACCGATTGGGATCTGGTGCGACGATGCGCTGAGCTTGATCAGAATGACCGCGACAACGGCCGACGCCTCCTGCATTGGCGTGGGCGGGATTTGTGCTACGTCTCCGGCATGGGCTGGCTCGTATGGAAGGGCACCCATTGGGAGCGCGACGAATCCGATCTTGGCGCGCGGCTGCTGGCCCAGAACATCGTCGACAAGATCAAGCTCGAACCGTTTTACATTCGGCTGGACAGCGCGCAGCAGGCAAAGGTCGACAAGGCCAAGCCCTATCGGGACAAACCGCCAGAGGAGCGAAGCGCCTCCGAAAAGGAGGCGATCGACCGTGCCGATGCGCTCCTGAAGGCGCTCTATAACAAGCGCACAAAGCGCAAGAATTTTGCCGTGTCGAGCGGCAACGCCGGCAAGACAAAGGCCATGCTCGACCAGGCTGCCAGCCTCGCTGCGATCGACCAGGATCTGCTCGACGCCGATCAGACGCTGTTCAACGTCGAAAACGGCACGCTGTGCTTTTCCCGCCGCGAGGACGAGGAATCCGATCCCGAAGATCCGCGCTATATCGCCGATATCACCTTCCGCCCGCATGACCGCGAAGACCGGATCACCAAGGTCGCGGCCGTCGATTACGATCCCAAGGCCACGTGCCAGAAGTTCGAGGCGTTCCTTGAGCGCGTGCAGCCAGATCCGAAAATGCGCCTGTTCCTGCAGGTCTTCATGGCCTATTCGATCCTGATCGGCGGGAACGATGAGCAGAAGCTGATTTTCCACTATGGCGGCGGCGCCAATGGCAAATCGGTGTTTATTGAAGCCTTCGGCCGCTTTGCCGGCACCTATCGCACCGTCGTCTCGCCCGACACGATCACCGGTGACGGGCAGCGCCAGGGGCAGCAGGCATCGCCTGACATCGCCCGGCTGTTCAACACGCGCTATGTGACCGTCGAGGAACTGCCCAAGCATGCGCCCTTGCGTGAGGAACTGATCAAGGCGGTTTCGGGCGGCACCAAGATGACTGCCCGCTTCCTGATGCAGAACATCTTCGAGTTCGAACCGATCTTTACGGCGACGCTGTCGGGCAATTCGAAACCGTCGATCCAAGGCTCGGACAATGGCATCTGGCGGCGCGTGCTGCTCGTGCCGTGGAACGTGACGATCCCTGAAGAAGAACGTGATCGCGGCCTGTTGCACAAGCTCGATGCCGAGCGTTCCGGCATCCTCAACTGGCTGATCGAGGGTATCAAGCTCTATCTCGAACAGGGTCTGGCGCCGTTCATCCCGGACGAGGTCACCGCCTTTACCGAGGATTACCGCTCAGAGCGCGACAATGTCGGCGTGTTCGCCGAATCGTGCATCAATAAGGCCGAGGGGGGCGAGGTGACCGGCGGTGCGCTTTACAAGGCTTATACGGACTGGTGCGAGGTCAACGGGCTGCGCGCGGCGACGCAACGCAGCTTTGGCGATCGCCTGAGCGAACTCGGCTACCAGAAGCGCAAGGGCCGCATCTACACCTATCTCGGCATCAAGCTCGGCGACGTTCCGTCCAGATTTGATCCACAGCCCTCGGCCATTCCCCCCGAACACTTGCCATTGTAGATCATATGAGCACCAACTAAGCGCCTGTCCCGCAACCGCTTTTACCGCCCCGCGCCCCGCACCCCCCAGATTGAGAAAGCAGAAGTCGCAACCCTCGCCCGCCTTACGGCGGCGACACGAGGGTTGCGAGAGTTTGCGAGGGTGTGAGTGCGACTATCGCGGCGCTAAAACAAGCTATATTTCAGCATGTTACAAAGATTTTGCGAGGGTTGCGACCTTCAAAGCCGCCTATACTACATGAGGGGGTGTGGGGGTGATCTCTGCCATGGGTGAATCGAATTTGCTCATATGACACCCGGCGAACCTCGCAACTATCGCAACCCTCACATCCCTCTGAACTCTCGCTGTTATTTATCTTCGAGGGTTGATTTTAAACCTCGCTAAACCTCGCAAGAGGAAAGGGCGGCAGATATGGTCACTCAAAGCATGGATATCGAGCGGCTGGTGACGTGGGCCTTGCGCGAACAGGGCCTCGGCTGGGCGTCGGCGGACGGCCGGTCGCTTGACGTCGAGACGCTCGGCACCCGCGTCGACAAGTCGGTGAGCTACGGTCTGCCGCCGCCAGGCATCGGCCTTAATGACAATGACGATGCGCTCGCGGTACGCGCCGCCATCGATCGCCTGCCGTCCGAGGCGCAATTCGTGGTGATCATCCATGGCCGGATCGGCTCGCGGCCGTCCTGGGGCGAAGAAGGCTATGGCGAGCCGGAGCAAATGCTGAGCGGCAACGGCCAGCCGCGCTGGATCTACAAGGATCCGGAAAACAGGCGCGGCAAGATCGGCCCGATGCTCGATTGGCGGGCCTATGACGCTCATGTCCGGCAAATCGACTATGAAAGGGCGGCGTGGACCATGTGGCGCGAGGCCCTGATCACGCTCAAAAGGGAACTTGCCGACACTCTGTCCGCCTATATCGTGACCGGGCCACTCTTGCCGGCGCGTCCATGGGCCGGCCTCGAGGACAAAGGCCCGGTGCAAATCCCCTATGCCGAAACGCTCGATGCGCGGCGGGATCACACAAAATGGGAGAACGCCCGGCCATCGGACACGCGCGGCAGCGGTGGCGCCTATAGCCATTTGCGGCCGGATGCGAACGATTGAGTAGGGCGGCCTATTGATGCCGATTTGACCTGCGCGCAATCCTTGACAAGGTTACGGACAACAAATCAGGACGAAAACGCCTGAATCGAGATTCACCCCGAAGCTGCTGATCGATGACCCGCCGGGAACACACCCGGCGGGTTTTTGATTGGTGCTTTCAAGATGCAAATTTGCATCTTGCCTCGGAGAAACCGATGACGACCGATCTGAGATGGAAAGATTTCCATGAGGTCGAGCGGTTCGAGCGCATGCTGACGCGGCTCGGGCGAAACGATGCGCCGCTGATCTACCAGCGGGCGTTGAGCCGAACCGGCGATATGGTCTGGACGCGTGTTGTACGTGCGCTAACCGGGCAGACCGGCCTCAAGCGCAAGCTTCTGGCCCGTGCGGTCAGGAAAACCAAGCCGTCCTGGACCAATCTGACCTATCGGATATCGGCAAGCGGCGGCGACATCGGGTTGCGCTACTTCGATGCGCGCGAAACGCGCAAGGGTGTGTCGGCCAAACCGTTCAATCAGCGCCGCGTGTTCCAGTCGACGTTCATGAAGGGCGGCCGGTTCCCAAGCCGGGTCGAGCTGAACATGGGCGGCCAGGTCTGGCAGCGCGTCGGTTCGTCTCGCTTGCCGCTGATGCGGGCGACATCGGGCGTGATCATCCCGGCCGAGATGGTCAAGGACGAAAGCGCCGAGCAATTCGAGGCAGCGAGCCGCGAGATCCTCCCGCGCCGCGTCCTTCACGAAATCAACAGGGCCACCGGCGGGGCGTTTGCCTAGCCGACCGGTTTAGGGACCGTATTCTGGCCCAACACCACGCGGTGCGGAAGCAGCCCGAGATTTGGCCAGTCTGACCACATTTAAGGAGCCTTAAAAGCCGGGCTTAAAAGCTTAAAAGAGAGCCTGTTTAGGTGTCATGGCAGAATTGATTGAAGGCAAAAGCGAGTTTGCCAGGCGCATTGCTGTGAAGCCGGCACGGATCACGCAGATGATCCAGGAAGGAAAGATCCCTCCAGAGGCGTTGGTTGGGGAAGGTCGCACGGCGCGCATCCGTGTCCATCTGGCGCTAAAGCAGATTGCGCAGAAGCGCGATATTGGTCAGGCGCTCGGCAACGGCCTGGGGACACGGCTCGATGGTGTGGCGCCTGAAGGCAACGAGACAAGGGAAGAGGATCCAGAACCGGATCTGCCGCTCGCGCCGCGCGAACCCTCGGTCGAGGATGAGATCAAGCAGGAACGCCTGATCCGTGAGCGTCGTGCCAACCGCCAGGCTCAAGAGGCCGACGCGCTTCGCCGAGGCGCCTTGATGGAAACGGCGCAAGCACGCGCCGAAATGAACAAGATCACGTCGCGCATGCTCGTTACGTTTGAAGGTGCGCTGCCGGACTTTGCCTCGGCTTTGGCGGCCAAATTCGAGATTCCGCAACGCGACATTCTTCATGTTCTGCGGCGGGAGTTCACGCGGATGCGGTCGAACGCTTCTAAGCGCGAAGCCGCCCGAGCCGAGGAACTGCCGACGCACAGTGAAGTCGTCATGGCGGACGACTGACATGACAGCAATGTCGATCAACCTCGCCAACGCCGAGCGTGTTGGAGCTGAGGTGATGGCCGATATCTGGGCGCCGCCGCCACCGGTCGATTATCTTGCATGGGCCGAGCAGAACATCGTGTTCTCGAAACGCGAGAGCCAGTTCGCTGGCCCTTACAACCGCGAGTTGTTCGGTTACTTCGACGAGATCCTCCGCGCTTTGTCGCCCGACGATCCGTGCCGCGAGGTCACGCTTCTGTCCTCGGCGCAGATCGGCAAGACGACGGTTGCGAATATATTCGTCGGCGGGTCAATCGATATGGATCCCGGCGACCTGCTCTTCGTCCACCCGACGGAAAGCAATGCGCAACGGTGGAGCAAGACAAAGCTCTCGCCGATGCTGCGGAACACGACGGCGCTGTCGCAGCTGTTCCCGATGAAAAGCCGGGATGGCCTCGACAGCGTGCTCTACAAAGAACGCGTCGACGGCCAGGGTGCCATCATCATCGGCGGCGCCAACTCTCCGGCGTCGTTGTCGATGGTCACAGTCGAGCGCCAGGTGCAGGACGATCTCTCGAAATGGGAGATGAATTCTGCTGGCGATCCGGAAACGCAGGCCGATAGTCGATCGCGTGGCCGAGAATTTGCCAAGATATTGAAGCTTGGTACGCCGCTGGTCGTGCCGGGGTGCCGGACGACGGCCAGCTATGAACGCGGCAGTCAGGAAGAACTGTACGTGCCGTGTCCGCAGTGCGGGCATATGCATGTCCTCGAGTGGGAGAACTTCCTCGACAATCTCGATGAAGAGGTGCCGGAGAAAGCGCATTTCTCCTGTCCGTCTTGTGGTGGCGTGATTGAGGAACATCACCGGCGTGGGATGATCGCCGGCCATGAGTGGCGCGCGCAGAATCCGAAGGCAAAGCGCTACCACCGCTCGTTCTCGCTGTGGAGCGCGATCTCGTTCCTGCAAAGCTTCGAGCGGATTGCCCGCGAATGGATCGAGGCAAAGGGCGATCCGGCGGCTGAGCAGGTGTTCTTCAACGACACTGTCGGCCGCGCCTATCGGATTCTCGGTGAGGCACCGAGCTGGAAGGTTCTGGCCGAGCGCGGTGCGCAATCGGAATATGCGATCGGCGATATTCCTGCTGGCCACGTCATTGTGACGGTCGGCGTGGATTGTCAGAAGGACTATGTGCAGTACCAGGTCGTGGCCTGGAGCCGCAAAGGGCGCCGCGCGATTGTGACCTCAGGGACTTATCAGGGGCACATTTCCGAGGAGGTTTGCCAGGAGGCGCTCGACGGATTGCTCAAGCAGACCTGGGAAAACGCATACGGTCGGCAAGTCGGCGTCGACCTCCTCGGGATCGACGGCAATGCCTGGACCGAAGATGTCTGGGGATGGGCCAAAAAGCACCCGGCAAACCGGGTGATCATGCTGCGCGGTGTCGGGTCCGAGACGGCTCCGCTCCTCGCGAAGGTGAAAAAGGAACGCAAACGGGACGGCCGCCTCGCGCGCTATTCTCGCCGCTTCTACAACTTCGCGACGTCGGTCCTCAAAATGGGATTTTATCGCAATCTCGCGAAAGAGGATCCGCTTCAGAAGGGCTTCGTCTCTCTGCCCTGTGGGCTGGACGATGAGTTCTATCGCCAGCTAACGGCGGAAAGCCGCAAGCCGGAAAAAAACAAGGCCGGGTTCACGACATATCGCTGGGTCAAGGACCCAAATCAGGCGAACGAGGGGCTCGACACACACCTGCAGGCATGGGCAGCGGCCATTAAAATCGGCGTCAACACCATGCCGGATGCCTGGTGGGATGCCAGGGAAGCCGAGCGTGAGTGCGAACCGGATCCGGAACAAGCCGATATCGAGGACCTGTTTCACAAGCCACCGGTCCATGAGACCTCGGCATCGCCCGAACCATCGAAAACCGGCAAGAGCCTGACCGAGCTCGGCAAAGACTGGAACCGCTGACCATGAGCGACAAGCCAAGATATCGCGTGCCGGCGGGGCGTGCTGGCGCGATCGTGCCGACACAGACGGCGCTGGTGCCGCATCGGCCGACCGCTGGCTATCTGCGCGATACGCGTTCGGGGATCATCAACACCCGACCAGCGACGCTGCGCGATCACCGGGACGAAGTGCGTCGGGTGTGGCAGCGGTCGGCCGGTCTTGCCATGGACATGCTGATGAACTCAGGTCGGCTGCGCGGTGCGGCCGACCAGGTCATCGCCGATACTGTCGGCTCCGAACTCGGGTTGAACTATCTGCCCGACAAAGAGGTGATGGCCCGGCTCGGATTCAGCGAGAACGAGCGCACTGAGTGGATCAAGTTGGTCAAGGCCGAGTGGAAACGCTGGTCGTGGAACAAGGCTGAATGCGATTTTCGCGGGAAATTCACCGTGCCGCAGATGATCGATATCGGGCTTCGGCACGATATGGCCTTTGGCGAAGTCACAGGCGTGCTCCAGTACATGCCGAACGCCGAACGCCGTCGTTACGGCATCAAGACCGGCACAAAGATCCTGATGGTTCCGCCGACGCGCCTGGTGCAGGACACCAGCGAAATGGAAAGGCTGTTCCAGGGAGTCTATCACGACACAAATGGGCGCGCCGTGCGGTACCTGTTCCAGGAGCGCAGTGCCGGGTTCTGGAAGAAAACGCCGTGGCCGGCCAATGATGCTCAGGGCCGCCAGGTCGTCATGCATATTTTCGACCCACAGGATGCGCTCGACGTGCGCGGCATCTCTCGGTGGGCGCCGGGATTTCGCCGCGAAATCCAGCGTGAGACGCTTGTCGACACCACGTTGCAGACCGCGATCCTGCAGACGGTGTTCGCAGCGACGCTTACCAGTGACCGGCCATCTCAGGAAGCTTTCGAAGGGTTGGAGACTCTCAAGGAACTCGACACTGAGGCGGGCGGGGCTCTGGTCAACGAGTTCTTGGGTTTGCTTGCCGCTCAGATAGCGGCTGCAAAGAAAAGCGGGATCGACATGAGCGGCGACCCGCAGATTTCTCACCTGGGGCCGGGTGAGGAATTCAAGCTGCACGGTGCGCAAACGCCAGGCCCTCAATTCCAGCCTTTCGAGAATGCCCTCAGTCGTGACATGGCGCGGGCCATCGGCATTACTTATGGTGGTTTGACGATGAACCACGAAGGGGCGACCTATTCGTCCGTCCGCATGGAAAACTCGTCGATCTGGCCGGTGGTCATGAGGCGCCGCGAGCGCGTTGCCGGCGTTCAGGCGCAGACGATCTTCGAGGCATTTCTCGATGAGCAAATCGGCACCGGACGCATTCCGTTCAAGCCGGGATATGCAGCCTTTGTTGCAAACCGCGAGGCACTTGTCTGGGCCTTGTGGCAGGGGCCGTCGAAACCTACCGCCGATGACCTCAAGAGTGCAAAAGGCTCAACCGAGCGCATGCAGAATGGCATGTCCTCAGTCGAGATCGAGGCCGGTGATAGCGGTCATGATCCAGAAGAACTGTTCGATCAGCGCGTGCGTCTTCACAAGCGCTACGTCGCCGAGGGCATGCAGTCGCCCTATGCGCCGAGGTCGACCGGCAGCGCCAAGGCCCAGGCCGATGAAAGCACCGCCGAAACGGAGAAAGCAGGATGAGCAATCCGGTGACGATCGACGGCGCCGAGGTTGATCTCGAAGCGCCGTGCGATGTGGTGAAGGCTCTCAAGCGTGTCGAGATGAAGATCGCCATCGGTGGCGCGGTCGGTCGCACGAACGTCCAGGGCGAAGAAGTGGAATTCACCGAGGCAAACCTGCCGAGGCTTCAGTCGCTCCTGGCCAAATACCAGGCTGACTGCGATCGCAACAATGGCGTGCGTCCACGCTTCGCCAAAACCGTGAGCTGGGTCTAGCCAGCCCATTCGACTTCAGAAATGCGGAGAATTTCAATGCCGGTTCTTAGGGACGGCGAGCTGTACCTGTACGGCTTCGTCGGTGACTCATTCTGGGATGAGGGCTTCACCGCGAGTGAAGTGCAGGACGCGTTGATCATGCTGGGTCGCGACGCCCACGCCGTCGTTCATCTCAATTCGGGCGGTGGCTATGTCGACCAGGGTGTCGCGATCTACAACGCGTTCATCGCGCATCGCGGCAAGGTGACCATAAAGGTCGAGGGCCTCGCGGCTTCCGCAGCATCGGTGATTTTCATGGCTGGCGAAGAGCGCCTGATGAACACCGGCGCGATGCTCATGATCCACGATCCGTCCAGCATCGTATTCGGCACAGCAGCCGACATGGCGAAAAAGCGAGACATGCTTGACAAGATCGCCAATGAATTGGCGAGCATCTACGCCGACCGCACGGGCGATAACGTCGAGGCCATTCGCGACGAAATGCGCGACGAGATATGGCTGACCGGTGACGAGGCCATCGATCGGGGATTCGCAACTGGCGTGGCCGATCAGGATGCCGAAGCGGTCACCGCCTTCGATTATCGCGTTTACGCGCATGCGCCTGCCGATCTTCGTGCGCTTGCTCAAACGAACTCATGGTCGCTTCCGGCGGCCCCCTCCAAAGCCAACGGGATGCCGACGCGCGTGCCGAACGCAGGAATGCGCCCTGTCGATACGCGGGGGGTGAACTCGGGCGTCCCGATAGGCGGGCGTCATCAACCGCAGGAAGAGGAGAACTCAATGCCTGCAAACAATGGCAAGCCCGCCGCCACGATTCTGGCGGGCATCACCGACGCGGCCATGGCGAGCATCGCTACGCAGGCTGTTGAAGCCGCTTCGATCGAAGGCAACACAGCTGGCCGCGAAGCCGAACGGGAACGCCTCACTGGCATTCTCAATGCCGACGATATCAAGGGCGACGGCAAGCGCATGTCGGCCGCACTCGACTTGGCGTCGAAGTCTTCGGCCATGAGCGCCGAGGACGTGGTCGCTTTCGTCACCGGAAATGTCGCCGAGGCCTCGGCCGAAGCTGACCCGGCGGCTGCGTATGAGGCCAGCCGAACTTCTGCCAGCGGTCTTGCATCGCCTGCGCCTGCGCCAAAGTCGCAGGGCCGGTCTCTCAACAGCAGCGCCATTTACGATGCGCGCCGCAAGCAGGGTGGAAAGGAGTAAGCCATGGAGACCAAGACCATGGGTCCCCGCAATCTGGGGTTTGTGCTGAGCGAGGCCAGTGGCAATCGCTCCTATGAAAACGTCGTGATCGCCTCAGGTGCCGGCGAACTCAAGCCTGGCGCCGTGCTCGGCATGGTGACGGCCTCCGACAAATATGTCGGAAGCACGGAGGCCGAGGTCGTTGGCAAGGAAGGCGCGGAAACGGCGACAGCCATTCTGGCCTACGGCGTCGACGCGACGTCTGCCGATGTCGAAGCCGTCATCATGCGGCGCGACGGTGAGGTGAAAAAGGACTTTCTCGTCTTCGACGCTTCCGTCGACAACGCCACCAAGATCGCCGCCAAGCATACCCAGCTGGCCGCAGCTGGCGTCAACATCATCGTCCGTTAGCCGACCCGTCGACACGGACACTTTCCAAAACTGAAGCATTCGCGCCGGCTGTTCCGGCGGATGCCTGAAGGAGCATAATCCCATGCCTGAAATCAATGTCTGGGATGGCGACGGGTTCACGCTGGAATCGCTGACCGCTGCCATCAACAACATGCCGTACCGGCCCGGCCAGATCGGCGCGCTCGGCGTGTTCGACGAGGATGGTGTCACGACGACCATGGTGTCGATCGAAGAGCGCAACGGCAAGTTGAGCCTGATCGAGCCGACGCCGCGCGGTGGCCCCGGTGAAACAACCGACGACGAGGATCGCAACAAGATTCCGTTTGAGGTCGATCACTATCAGCGCGACGACTTCGTCAAGGCCGACGAAGTCCAAAATGTCCGCGAGTTCGGGACGTCAGATGTTCTCGAAACCCTGCAAGGGCGCATCGAGCGTCGTGGGCAGCGTCATGCCCAGGATCTGACAATGACGCTCGAACACCAGCGTGTCGGTGCAATCAAGGGCATTGTGACGGCCAAGTCCGGCAAGGTGCTGCACAATCTTTATGACCGGTTTGCCCTGGCGGTGCCTGCGGCAGTCTCGCTTGAGCTTGATGTCGATGCGACGGATGTCATGCAGATTCTGCAGGATGTCACCTACTCGATAGAGGATGATCTGGACGAGCCTTACGAGGGCATCCACTATCTCACCGGACGCGACCTTCACGCCAAGCTGTGGCGACACAAATCGGTCAAAGACACTTTCCTGAACACCTCTGGCGCAATCGTGCTTCGCCAGGATGTGCCGGATGTCTTCACGCTCGGCAGCAACACGTTCGAGCGCTATCGCACCGGCGCCAAGGCGACAGCCGATCTCGGGTCACCGTACGTTGCCACCAACGAAGCGCGCGGTTTCCCGAAGGGTGTGCCGGAGCTGTTCATCACGCGCTTCGCGCCGGCGGACTACGAGGAAACCGTGAACACGGTCGGCCTGCCCTACTACATGAAGCAGTATGCAGCGCAGAACGGAAAGGGGCGCCACCTCGAAGTGCAGAGCAACCCGATCTCGCTGTGCACCAAGCCGAAAGTGCTGCGCAAGCTGACGCTAACCTAGCGGTTGATGCCAATCACATTCGAAAGGGCCGGGCATTGACCCGGCCTTTTCGTTTCCGACCAGGGCGTGCGCGTCCTGATCCGAAACGAAAGGACATGACGATGGCCAAGAAGATCACGATTGCATTCGCCAACGGCGGTATCGTGCCCCGCGATCAACTGACTGCCAAAGCGGCGAAGGACAAGAAGGTGGGGCCACACGAGCCAGTCGATGTTGTCGACACCTACGGCCAGAGCCTGATTGCCGACCGCTTCGCCTATGAATGGGATGCGAAGACCGCGCCCAAGCTGCCGGCCGACCCGCTGGCCGCGGCAGAAAAGAAGGCCAAGGAGATCATCGCCGCCGCCGAGAAGAAGGCACAAGACCTCACGTCAGCTGCGGAAACCAAGGCAGGCGAAATTGCCGCCGAGGCTGAGATGAAGGCCAAGGAAGCGATCGAAGGGGCCGACAAGAAAGCGGATGAGATTGTCGCTGAGGCCGAGAAGGTGGCCAAGGAAGCGGCCGCGCCGGACGAGAGCAAGCAGGACTAGTCTCACATGGCCGCCATTCACGCGATCGCCGCTGCTTCGGCGGCGGCGGTCGACAGCGTACATGCCGAGCAGGTTCGCCTGGAGCCGATGATCGAGCATCAGTATTCCGGACGGGGTGCTGACCCGTCGCGCACCATCAAGGAGATATCGGCGCCACTCATCAGCGACCGGGATCTTCTGGCGCTCGATACCAAAGGGCGCGGCGATGCCGACCGGTTTGGTGGCGGCGCGCAAACCCTGTTCATCCATAGAGCGATCTGGCCGGAGGAAACCGATCTGAGAAAAGGCGACGTGGTCGTTGCACTCGATCGGCCTGGTGAACCGCGCTTTGCCGTCGACAATGTCGACAAGCGACAGCGTGCCCGGATCGTCGTCCACCTGTCGGGGCTTGGCCATGCTTAACCGGTTTGCGATACGCCTGTGCGCCGTCTACGCGCTTGAAGGTCGGACCTTCGCCGACGCTGAAGTTCGGGACAGCGAGATCGTGCCGATCGACCCGGAGGGCAATGATGGTGACACCAAGCCATTCGTCGCGATCTACACCGATGACCAGTCCCCGGATGGTGTGACGCTGACATTCGAGATCGGCGCGTCGGCGCGCATGGCGGCGCGGGATCCGGAAAGTGGCAAGGATGTCATCGTGCCCGGCATCCCGCCCACCGATTCCGGCATTGAGGCGCTGCTCGACATGATGGAGCGGCAGATCCACGTCGCCCTGAACGATGAGAACAACACCTGGGCGCAACTGCTCAAGATCGTGTGCAAGGATCTCCAACTGACCGGCAGTCGTCGCGGCGCCATGAAAACGCAAAGCGGCGAGCGCTTCGCCGGCCGTGAAATCGTGTTCACTGGAAAACCTCTCAATGACCCGGAGTTCGGACGGGAAATCACCGGCGGGAGTTTCTGGGGCCGGTTTCTGGCACAGGCGGAAGCCGAGCCGCATCTTGTGGATTTCGCCACGAAGTTCCGCGCGCTGCTGACCGACGGGACGTCGATCGAGAACTGGCGTCTGGTGTTGCGGGCGCTCGGCGCCAGCCGTCAGGCAGGCGATGGTCTTGGCGTGACACCGCCCATGGGAATGGACACGTCTCCAGATATCACCGAAGCGCAAACTGAGATGGACGTCTCCGAATGAGCAGCCATCTGCCGAACGATCTTCCCGGTCAGGTTGCCTGGCTGGCCAACGAGATTGCCGAGATCAAGCGGCGCGACCGCAACCGTAAGCGCACCGGCGTGGTGGGCGAGGTCGATTGTGCAAAAGGTCTGGCGCGCGTGAAGTTCGAGGAGCGTGACGGCAAGCCCTATCTCGGGCCATGGATGCCCTGGAAGGAAATCGCCAGCGGGGGCATCAAGAGCCACATTCCGCCGACTGTCGGCGAGCAGGTCGATGTCGTTTCCGAGAGTGGGGACATGACCGATGGCGTGATCGACATGTCGACGCCGTCGAACGAAAACCCGCGTCCGCATGATGGGCCGGAAGCGGTCATCACCAAGGGCGATGTCCGCATCGAGATTGCCGACGCTCTGACAACTGTCACTTCGCCTTCGGTGGTTGTCCATTCGCAAAGCATTGATCTCGGCGGTCCAGGTGGCCCTGCTGTTGCTCGCGTCGGAGACATGGTTGAGGTCGGCGCCGGCTCATCTGCAGGGCTATGGCCGATCGTTGAAGGCTCCCCGGTTACACGGTCAATCTAGAAAGACGAGGATCCAGAAATGAACAAGCCATTCACAGCCGCCAAGAGCGGCTTCATCCTTGGCACATGGTACGAGAATGGCGATGCCGTTCCGGTTTCGGCCAGCCAGGCGAGGTATCTTGTCCCGCCATTTGGCGACGCACTTGAGGTGAAAGACGCTGCCAGGGCCGCCAGAAAGCCTGCCGCACCGAAAGCCAGCGGCAAGACGGAACCGGCGACCAGGGATTAGGTCATGTCCGGGATCTCAGCAGACGGCGGCATGCTCGAGGGCTGGCCGCATGTGGCGCAGTCGATCGCGAAGTGCCTCACGACGCTGATCGGCGACCGCGTGATGCGGCGCGACTACTGCTCCAATCTGCCGGATCTGATCGATGCGCCCATGAACGCGCAAAACGTCATGGCGCTTTTCGGCCTTGCCGCCATTGCCCTCGAGCCACGCCTGGTCGGCGGCTACTGGTACGGCGTGCCGCAGTTCCGCCTGACGCAGGTCGAAGTGGTGCGGGTGTCGGCAACCGGCGAGATCGCGCTCGTCTGCTCCGGCGACTATCTGCCGAACGGGCACAAGGGCGATTCTAAAGTGACCAACCAGGTCACGACAGACGTCATTTTCGGGGTCGCATAAATGAGCATTCCTGCCGAACTGGCGTCACTGCCGGCACCGGACGTTATCGAGATCATCGACTTCGAGGCCCGCCTTGCCGCGTTCATCGAAACGCTGCAGGCGCAGTTCTATGCGTCCGGGCTGGACTATGACGTCGGCGCCCTCGAAAGCGATCCGGCTGTGATCCTCATGGAAGCGGCGGCCTATCAGGACATCAATCTCCGGCAGCGGATCAACGAGGCGGTCTACGCCAACCTCCTGCCGTTCGCGACCGGGGCGGATCTCGACCACCTAGCGGCCTGGTACGATGTCACGCGGGACTATCAAGAAACCGACGAACGCTTGCGAACGCGCATCGTGCTCGCGATTCAGGGGCGCTCTACCGGTGGAACGGCGCCGCGCTACAAAGCGGTCGCCATGGGTGCCGACCCGAGCGTCGCCGATGCCGTGGTCTACACGATCGGCCGCGATCCGACGGTGCGTGTCGCCGTGTTCGTTTCAGGCGGCGGCGCGGTGCCGCCGGCCACGCTCGCCACAGTCGACGCGGCGCTTCAGAACGAAGCGGTGCGCATGGTCAATGACATGATCGCGGTCGAAAGCGCGGTCGAACTGACCGTGGACGTGACGGCGAATATCTGGCTGCAGCCATCGGCCTCGTCTTCGCTGATTGTCGAGATCGAGGCAAATCTTGCGGCTGCCTGGGCCGATGAGATCACCCTCGGGCACGACATCACGCTTTCGTGGCTTTCTGCAAAACTGCATATCGCCGGCGTGCACCGCGTCGAGATCGTGTCGCCGGGGGATGACGTCGTCATTCCGTTCAATCAGGCGCCGGCACTCGGCGTCGTCACGATCACCGAAGCGGGGCGCGGTTTCTGATGCTGTCGACGCTGCTGCCGCAAAACTCGACGGAATGGGAGCGCGGCATCGCCGACGCCATGACCGCCGAGGCTGTCGTCGACAGCGCGATCGAGTTTATCCGGGGTGCCAAGTTCACCCACCCGCTGCCAAACATGCTGCCGTATCTGGTCTGGGAGTTCGGCCTCGGGGAACTGACGCCCTATGTACCGAACCTTTACGAGCTCATCCAGGAAGGCGTCGCCTGGCAGCGCGTGCGCGGCACGCCACTGGCCATCGAAAAGGCGCTCGGCTGGCTCGGCTATGCGGCCGCGCTCGAAGAAGCGCCGACGAGCCGCAACTGGTGGAACGCCTTTCAACTGATCTTCACCGCGCTGTCGGCAAACGACAGCCCGACGCTCGCGCAATTGTCCGGTGTGACCGGGCTTTCGGCGCCCGCGCGGTCGCAGTTCCGGCGCGGGGTTTTCGAGTATGACGTGCGCGAGCTGGTGCTCGGCAACAGCCGGCTCGGCGGCGCCATGCTCGGCGACGACAGCGGCGTGCCCTTCGGCACCGTGCCAGGCAAATGGTCTTTCGGGCGCACTCACGAGGTCACCCACACGCTGACCGAAGCCGAGGGCTCCGCGCTCGACATCTGGGTGCCGCTGCCCGAGGGAGGGGCGCTCGCATGGGGCGAAGCCGACTTCTATTGGGGCGATGCCGATTTCTATTGGGGCGCCGATGGCCTGGCCGCTCGCGCTTCGGCGCTTGCCGGTCAGGTCGCGGCGATGCCGGCGCATGTCGCCTTGCTCGACGCCGCCGATGCCGTGATCGGTTATCGCCGCGCCCGCGCCGTTCACCCGGTCTCGGTCGACGCCCAGGGCGCTTATGCCGTGGGCGGCGTCAGGTACGCGCCGAGCGCCAGCGGGTCGGCGGTCTATGTCGAGGCCATGACCGCATTCGGCGACGGTGCCGGTGATGTGGCCAAGATCGCGCTAGCCCTTGGCGGCACCCGCGCCGGGAGCCTGCCGCCCGGCCGGCTTTGGCTCGGACCCGACGATCTGATCGCGCCGGTGCTCGTCGCCGAGGCGGCGGTCGCTTTCCCAATTCGCCCGACCGTTCGCGAGCGGGCCAAATTCCTGTTGAGGTTCTAATGGCAGAGCATCCCTCCGGCCTTCCCAATGCCATCGATCGGGCCATCGGCAAGCGCAACTGGCGCGGCGTCCTGCACTATGACGGCCAGCGCATCTTGCAAATTGGCGAACTCAACGAGGCCCAGACGATCGCGCGGTCTCATGCCCGCCGCGTCGGCAACCTGATCGCCCGTGACGGCGACCGCTACAGCGGCGCCGAGGCTGTCGTCGACCAGGATGCCGGCACCGTCACGCTTACGGCTGGCGAGATCTACATCGACGGCGACGTTTTTCCGGTCGCCGAGGCCACCCTTGCCGATGTCCAGATGGAAGGCCGCGTGGAGATCGGCGTTCGGCTTCTGACGGCCTGGATCACCCATGAGGATGATCCCGAGCTTTTGGGCCAGGCCGAAGGCGCGCTCGAAGAGGGCGAGCCGGGTGCGGCGCGCGAGGTCGCAAGCCTTGTCTGGGCGCTGCCCGACGATGGCGGCGACGGCCAGTTCGCGGCGGTCTATCTCCTGATCGACGGCACGCTCGTTGACCAGGCGGCGCCGCCGATCCTTTCGGAAATCCAGCAATCGCTTTCGGTCTATGATTACGGGGCGCACGGCCACTACATCGTCGAGGGCTGTTCGGTCGCCGCGCTCGGCAAGACCGGCGACGCCCAGGTCTTCGCGATCGAGGCCGGCGAGGCGAATATTCACGGCTTCAAGCGCCGGCGCGAGGCCGGCTTGCGGCTCACCCATGTCGAGGATTTCGACGTGATCGCGGTTCCCGGCGAGACCCACGCAATTGCCTCTGCCGGGGCCGAAGTGCTGACCATGTCGGCGGCGCCGATCGCCGAGGTGACCAGTATCTTTTTAACCAAGCAGAAGACGGCCACCGTGACGCGCGGCGTGACGGCAAACGGCGAGGACGCCCTGCCGGACACATCGCTTGTTGCGATCATCGAAGTCACCCAGGGCGCCACGACCTTTGTTGCCGATACCGACCATACGCTTTCGGGCAACAACGTGTCCTGGGCACCGGCTGGCGCCGAGCCGGCAGGCGGTTCGTCCTATGACGTGACCTACTGGTATCGGGATGCGGTGACGCCCGATTCCTACACGGCCACGACCGTAACGATTTCGGGCGGCGTCGCCGGCGGCGAGGCGCTGGTGTCCTATACCTACAAGCTGCCGCGGATCGATCTGATTTGTCTCGACCAGGACGGTGCGCCCGCCTACGTCAAGGGCGCTTCGGGGAGTTCCTTTCCGCCGCCGCCGCCGACATTTCTTTTGAAGCTGGCCGAGGTCCATAACGACTGGTTCAGCACGCCGGTGATCAAGAACAACGGCACGCACAACACCGATTTCGACGAAATCGCGCGGATGAAGGACGAGCTTGCGAACCTCATCCGCCTGGCCATGATCGAGCGCAGCCGCGCCGCGATCGACGCCCGCGAACCGGTGGCCAAAAAGGGAATGTTTGTCGACCCGTTCGTCGACGACACCTATCGCGACCAGGGCGAGGCCCAGACCGCCGCGATCGGCAATGGCATGCTGACCCTTGCCCACACGCCGACTATCCACACGCTCGGCCTGATGGCGCCGGTGACCCTCGATTATGTCGAGGAAGTGATCATCGCCCAGGAGCTCGACACGGCCTGTGTGCTGATCAATCCCTATCAGAACTTCACGCCGCTGCCCGCGTCGATGGCGCTGACCCCGGCGGCCGATTTCTGGTCGATCTCTGAAACGCAATGGGCCTCGGACGTGACCCGTGAGTTCAACCGGGGCAACACGACCAATCCCGAGGCCCTTGAGCAGATCACGCAGTCAACCGAGATCGTAGGGGTTTCCGGCCCGCAAAACCTGCCATTCCTGCGGGAGATCGACGTTGACGTGCATATCGAGGGAATGGGGTCTGGCGAGAACCTTGAGATGCTCTCCTTCGACAGCCTTGACGTCAAGCCGGCTGGCGTCCAGACCGCCGACGCGGCCGGCGATCTCGACGTGACCTTCACCATTCCGGCCGGCGTCACCGCCGGGTCAAAGTCGGTCGAGGCGACCGGTGAAGGCGGCTCGGAAGCGGCGGCGATCTTCACCGGCCAGGGCGTGATCAACATCACGACCATGCGTCGTGTCACAACCATCGAGCGCTGGAATTTGCAGCAAACGGGCGGCGGTGGCGGCGGCGGCATCGGCGCAAGCACGACTGGGTGGGCCGGTGGCGATCCCCAGGCCCAGACCTTCATCCCGCATGAAATCCGCCAGACCATCGGCATGGATTTCAAAATCTGCGCTGTTGGCGACCCCGGCAACGACCTGATCATCGAGCAAGTCAGGGTCGAGAACGGCTGGCCGACCCGGGATGTCGAGGCGCAAGCCCATGTCGACATGGCCGGCGCAGAGACCGGCTGGAAACAGGCCCGATTTGGCCTGCCACTGACCACGACGCCCGACCGCGAGCATGCTTTCGTGATCCGCACCGATGACGGCGCGCACTCGGTCTCGGTCGCCAACCTTGGCGATTTCGATGCCCAGGGACAGCAATGGATCACGGCGCGGCCCTACCCCATCGGGGTGCGGCTGTCTTCGGTCAACGCGACCACCTGGACGGCTCATCAGGATTCAGTTTTGACTTTCCGCACCATCGCCGCCAGCTACACGGCAACCGAAAAGGTCGTCGATCTCGGCGAGGTCGATCTGGTCAACTGTTCGGACCTGGTCATTCGCGCGGCGGTCGAATTGCCGTCCGGCGATTGCGGCGTACGCTTCGAAATCGAGCGGGCCAATGGCGACATCATCACCTTGCTCGCCGGCCAGGTGGTGCGGCTCGCCGAGTTCGTCACAGAGACGGTTGAAGTGCGCGCGATCCTGACCGGCACGGCCAAGCTGTCGCCGATCCTGTTCGCGCCCGTCCAGCTTATCGCTGCCAAGATCGCGACCGAAGGCACCTATGTGACCCGCGCCTTCACTTGCGGTGCCGCGCGCGACCTCGGGGCCTATTTCAAGGCCTTCAAGCCGAGCGGGGCCAGCGTGTCGATTTTTTACGACCTGGCCGACGACGACTGGCAGGCTTTGCCGCTGATCGAGACCGAGGCACTGGCCTTCCCGAACTGGACCGAGCCGAAGCACCAGGTCGAGGACATCACGTCCGTCAACGCGCGGATCAAGCTGGTGCTGACCGGCGGCCCGGCCGCTCGGCCGATCGTCGGTGATCTAGGCGCCTGGGTATCGTGAGGGGATGACGGATGTCACTGACCACTGAACACCGAGGCTACGGCCTTCCGAACGCTGGCGAGGCTGTTGGCGTCGACGGCGCGAAGATCAGCGAAGACCTCGCCATCTTCCAGGCGGCGCTCATCGCGATCGACGTGGACGTGCATGACCTATTTGTCGCGCTTGCCGGCAAATCGGACACGGGCCACTTGCACGCGATCGCCGATGTCACCGGGTTGCAAACCGCGCTGAACGCCAAGGCCGCGACGACGCACACCCACAACCTCGACGATATCGACAATGTCTCGGGTGCTGCCGCTGCGCCGACGACCGGCAATTACGTGCTGGTCAAGACCGCTCTCGGGTGGGTGCCGCAACAGGTCGCGAGCCTTCTCGGGTCGCACAGTCACACTGCCTCGGACATCACTGACCTGGCCACGGTACTGGCGGCCTATGCGACCACTGCGTCGCTATCCTCCTATGCGACCCAGACCTATGTCGGAGAGCAGATCGACGCGATCTTCACGGTGAGCACCAGCGACCCCTCCGGCGGTTCTGACGGCGATGTCTGGTTCAAGGTTGCCTCATGAGCCTGTCTGTCCGACATGCGGGCGCTTGGAAGGAAGTCGCGCAGCCCTATGTCAAGCAGGGCGGCGTCTGGAAACCCGTGCGCGACGGCTTCGGCAAGCAGGGCGGCGTGTGGAAAAACTTCTATATGGCCGAGGAGGTCGTCACGCTTTCGGCCTCGGCAGAGCAGGTCAACATCGCGAACCTGTTCAGTCTGACCGAGTGGGCCGGGGCGCGCACCAAAAGGCTTATCATCCCGCCTGGTATTGTGCTCGGCAGCACGAGCAGCGCGGTGGCGGCTTTGCGCTCCGGTGCAGGTCGCGGCGGGGCGCTGATCATCGAGAATGGCGGCGAGCTTCTCGGGGCAGGTGGCGCCGCGAATAGTGGTGCTGGCGGTCCGGCGTTTCTTGCCGAGCAATCCGGCATCCAGTTGCTCAACTCCGGAAGCATCATGGGCGGCGGCGGCGGCGGCGGTACCGGCGGTCAGGGCGGGCCGGGATACTACACGTACACTGTGACCGAGGGGCCGCACTGGAACATTTCAAATACGTACTGGAACGACCGGAACCTGGGTGGCAACGGTTCCGCTTACTGGTACGGGACTTACCTCGGCCAGCCCTATCATCTTGGCCCGATTTCCAAAGACGGATGGAACTACTACGCCGGGAACCTTTACGGCGGTTACAACTGGTCTCGCACTGTTTATAGGCAGCAGAGCCAGACGGCCTACACAACTGGCGGTGCTGGTGGTGCTGGCGGACGCGGACGCGGCTACAACCAGACGCCTTTGAGCGGGTCCGCAGGATCGGCCGGCGGCACGAACGCTGGCACGGGCGGCACAGGTGGTGCTGGCCGCGAATGGGGCCTTGCCGGCTCTGCGGGCGCAACCGGCGCTTCCGGCAATAATGGCGGCGGCTTAAGCGGCTCGTCAGGCGGCGCGGCAGGCGCGGCCATCCTCAACCCAGGCAATGTCAGCTTGACCAACACGGGCACCCTCGCGGGCGCCTACTAAGGAGTGAACATGACCGATCCCACACCCGAAGAAATCGCCGCACAACGCGCGGCGGACCACCTCTCGGCGACCAAGAACGACACCAATGAAGAACTGATCCTGTTCATCAACGGCATGACGACAAACACCCTGCGCATGTGGCCGGAGGGCGAGGTTCAATCGTGGACCATCCAGCGGACGGAAGCTCTTGCCGTTCTCGCTGCCGGCGCTTCCGCGACGCTCGACATGGCGCCCTTCCTGACCAAAGTCTGCGTGGCACAGTTCGGCGACGCGACAGACGCGGAACGGCTGGTCCAGCTTCAAGAGAAGGCGGCAATCGTCAAGGGCTATGCCGACGCGTGGGAGAACATGGAGGCTTACCTTAACGGCCTTCGTGCCCGCACGCAGGACGCGATCGGCGAGGCATCCGACCCGATCGAGATCACTGCCATCGTCAACGCGGCAAAGGCCGAGGCCGCATCTGTGCTCAGCGGCCAGTAAAGCAGCCCTCCGATGTCCGCCTATACCGGCCATCTGGCGCTATTCCCGACGCCGAGCCGCAGCTGGCGCCTGGCCGAAACGCTCGCCTGGGAGATCGGCCGCAAGGGCTCCGAACTGTTCGTCTTCCTGCCGCCCGGCTTCGAGACCGACCTGGCGAGCATCCCGTTCTGGGCGCGGTCGCTGTTCAACCCGGCCGATGCCCGCTTCGCCAAGGCATCGGTTCTTCATGATTACCTGATCAGCACGGGATGGGCGCCGCCCTCAGCCTCGGCCGCTTTCGCCGAGGCGCTCGCGGCCGATGGCGTCGGCAAGTGGCGCGCCTCGATCATGGGGCTGGCGGTGCTGGCCTATGCATATATCACCCGGCGATAGCGCCGGCAGACCACCCCTCGCAAGAGGCTTAGCACCCCACCCATCCGGTGGGGTTTTTCTTTGCAACCAAAGGAGAAACCGGCATGTCCGTTCCCTTCCACCACGGCACCCGCGTCATCCAGTCCGGCACGGACGCGGTTCTCGTCCAGCTGGGCGACAGCTCGGTCGTCGGCATTCTGGGCACGGCGCCCGATGCTTCGGCCACGGACTTCCCGCTGAACACGCCGACCCTGATCACCAACCCGACCCAGGCCGTTGCGCTTGGCGACAGCGGCACGCTCAAGGAAAACCTCGACACCATCTTCGATCAGGCGATTACCAAGGTCGTCGTCATTCGCGTCGAGGAGGGTGCCGACGCCGATGAGCTTCTGGCCAATGCCATCGGTTCGTCGACTTCCCTGACCGGCATCAATGCTTTCCTGAAGGCGACGGCCGCCGGACTGCCCAAGCCCAAGCTGTTGCTGGCGCCCGGCCTTGGCGCGGCAACGCCGAGCGACGGTGTCGCGTCCGTTGCCGTCACGGCCGGCGGCACCGGCTATTCGGATGCCACGACGCTGGCCATTGCCGGCGATGCCGGATCCGATGCCGAGATCGAACCGGTCATCGTCGACGGCGTGATCACGGCGGTCAATGTCGTCAAGCCCGGCGCCGGCTATACCGGCACGCTGACCGTCACGCCTGCCAATGCCGGCGGCGGCACTGGTGCGACGTTTACCGGCACGATCGGTACGGTGATGAGCGGTCTGGTGGCCGAGGCGATTTCCGTCGCCGAAAAGCTCCGGGCTGTGTTCTTCGCCGACGGGCCGGATGGCACCGACAGCCAAGCCGTTGCGGCGGCGCAGCTGGTCGGCTCCAAGCGCGTCGCTTATTGCGATCCGCGCGTGCTCAAATCGATCGCAGGGGTGTCGACGCCGATGCCGAGCTCTGCCGTGTTCGTCGGTGCCCAGGTCGCTGCCGACAAGTCGCGCGGCGTGCACTGGACCGGATCGAACCGGCAGATTGCCGGCATCATCGGCACCAACCGCGCCATCACCTATGGCGAACAGTCGGACTATCTCAACGAGAACCGGGTCAACACCATCATCAATCGCGGCCGTGGCTTCCGGACCTGGGGCGTGTGGACCTGCGCGGCCGAGAGCGTCTGGCAGTTCATCAACGTGGTGCGCACCACCGACGCCATCAACGAGGCCGTCGAGGACGCTTTCCACGAGTTTGTCGACCGGCCTATGACCCGCGCCAATCTCGATTTTGCCGTGTGGTCCGGACTGCAGGCGCTCCAGAACTTCGAAAAGGATCAGATGATCCTGCCCGGATCGATCTTCAAGCTGGCGGACGGCAACACGCCGACAACCGGTGCTGCCGGCATCATCAAGTTTTTGATGGCCTTCGAGGTGCCGGCGCCGATGGCCGACATCCGGATCGATTCGCACCGCAACATCCAGATCGGCTACTCGCTGCTGTTCAACAGCGTGACCGGCGAGATCAACGTCGCGGCGCTGTAATCCAATTTCCCTCCTGGCGGCGGCCCAAGTGCCGTCGCACTTTTTCTTGCACAAGGAAACACACCGATGCCCGGAACCCTTCCCGCCTATGTGGTCAAGGACAGCACCCTGTTCATCGACAAGGATTCGAAGGTCGGCCAGGTCAAGGAACTGACCCTGCCCGTGGTCGAATTCAAGACCGAGGAAATGCAGAACGGCGGCATGATCAAGCCGCGCGAAGTCCGCATGGGCCTCACCATGACCGGCGCAAGCTTCACGCTTGTCGGCCTCGATCCCGAAGTTCTCAAGCTCTATGGCGTTGCGCCTGGCACCGACAAGCCGATCATCGCCTATGGCTATCTGCAGGACGAGGACGGTACCGAGCATTCGGCGCGCTGCGAAATGATGGCCGCTCCGAAGAAGTTCGATGCCGGCGCCTGGGCCAGCAGTGAGCCGGCACCGGCGGAGACCGAGTGGGCCGTCAACTCCTTCCGCCTGTTCGTCGATGACGAAGAAATCGCTTATGTCGACGATTTCACCGCCCGGTTTGGTGGCGTCGACGTGTTCCCCGGCCGCACTGACGCGCTGCGTCTGGCCTAGTTTCTTCACTCTGGTAATCGAGGAGGCCAGTCATGACCGTTAAGCCCGTTGTCATCCCGCTTGAGGAGCCGATCACCATCGGCGAAGGCGACAAGGCGGTGACGTATGAAAAGCTGACCTTTGCCCGGAAGCTGAAGGGCAAGGATCTGATCGCCATGGACGCCGTCCAGGGCAACACCAAGAAGGCGTTCGCCATGTATGCGTCCATGGCGGACGTGCCGCTTCAGGTGATGATGGAACTCGACACCGACACGTTTGAGGATGTCGCTCTGGGGGTGGCGCCGCTCATGGGAAAGCGGGGCCAGGCGATGCTGAACGAGGCACAGGCCGACGCCGAGGGCAAGGACGAGCCGACGGTGAACTGACCTGGGGACAGGTCATCGCCACGATCTGCCGCGTGCTTCACACGTCGCTGGTCGATGCGCTCGAAATCGAAGGCATCGACCAGGTGCTGTACTGGTACGATCAGGCGATCTGGGTGCTTGAGCAGGAAGCGCCGAAGAAGGGCAAGGGCTAGGTCTCAGTCTACGAAGTTGTAGCTCTTCGCAATCCGCCGGATCTGCGCGCAGTGCGCCGTGAGTGACGATGTCGACATGTCCTCGATGTCGTAGCGCGTGCTCTCGGTCATCATTTGGAGTGTCGACGGAAAGCTCATGTCGTCGGCCTCGACCTTGTCTTCGATATAGCCGGTGATCGCCGCTTGGTCGTAGGTCAGCCCGCAGGCATCTTCGGACGCCAGAACGGTGCCGAGATCAATCGCCACCTGAGAGCTGTTCATGCTCTGCGCTGCGGCGGAAGAAGCCAGAAGGAGCGCCATGGTGAAAGCAGCCGCTGTGGTGCAGGTGGCCTTGTGCATTTCGATCTCCCCCTGGAATGCCGTTTTGAAGCAAACGCAGCCTAAGTCACTGAAAAACAGGAGTCCATGCGCATGGCCCGCATGACGTCGGAACTGATCATCTCATTGATCGACCGGGTGACCGCGCCGTCGCGCGCTGTGAACCGGGCGGTCAACGAACTGACCCGCGCCAGCCGCGCCAATGCCCGCGCTATGGCGGCGACGCGAGGCCAGATGCTTGATTCCGTCGCGATCGGCTATGCGCTTGCCCGCAGCCTGACCGCGCCCGCCGAGGCGGCGTCCGAGTTTCAGAGCGCCATGGCGGACGTGCGCAAGGTCACCGACTTCAATGTCGAAGGGTTGCAAAAATACGGCATGGAGCTTCGCAAGCTCTCCACCGGCGAGATCCCGATGGCGGTCAACGAACTCGCAGCGCTGTCTGCCGGCGGTGCGCAGGGCGGCGTCGCCGATGCGGATCTGCTGCCGTTCACCGAGATCGCCGCCAAGTCCGCGGTCGCGTGGGACATGGCAGGCGAAGCGGCCGGATTGAGCCTTGCCCATATCAAGACGGCGCTGCAACTGACGGTGCCCGAACTCGGACTTTACTCCGACGCCATCAATCACCTCAGCAACAACACGGCGTCCGCCGCGTCGCAGCTGGTCGACTTTACCGAGCGTGTCGGTGCTCAAGGCGAGGTCTATGGCTTTGCCAAGGAGGAAAGCCTTGCCTTCGGTGCGGCGATGGTCAGCACCGGCGCCGAGGCCAATGTCGCGGCAACATCATTTCGCAATATGGGGCGGGCGCTCACCAGGGGCGCCAGCGCCACGGCGAAGCAGCGCGGGGCGCTGAAGGAGCTCGGCCTCGACAGCGTCGACGTGGCAAATCGCATGCAGGAAGACGCCGTTGCGACGACGCTCGACGTCATGCAGCGCCTTCGCGAGTTGCCGGAAGCCATGCAGGCATCCATGACGTCCGACATCTTCGGTGACGAAGCCCGCGCGCTGGCGCCACTCCTGTCCAATCTGGACGAATTGCAGCGCGTCCTCGGGCTGGTCGGTGACCAGTCGGATTATGCCGGTTCGGCGCAGGCTGAGTTTGAAGTGAGGTCGCAGACCTTCGAAAACACGACGCAACGCCTGAAGAACCAGATGAACGATCTGGCCATCTCGATCGGAAACGCCCTGTTGCCGACGCTCACCGATACGGCCGACACCATCGGCCCGATCATCATGGCCGTGAGCGAGTGGGCGGCAGCGCACCCGGACCTGGTGCGCAACATCGTTCTGGCCACCTCGGCGCTTGTCGGTTTGCGCATTGCGATGATCGCAACGCGCTACGCCTTCCTGTTCATGAAAGGCGGCGTGATCGACCTGGCGCTCGGCATGACCAGGCTGGTCGGTGCGCTGTTGTTTGTTCTCAATCCGCTCAATCTGGTCAAAGCGGCCATGATCGCACTGCGTTTTGCCGTGATCGGCACGGGGATCGGCGCCATCCTCGTGGCCATTGCCATGGCCGGCGTGTGGATCTGGCAGAACTGGGATGGGTTGGTCGCATTTTTCGAAGGATTTGGCGCCGGCATCACGGCGGCGCTCGAACCAGTCATGCCGGTGATCCAGCCGATCGTCGATGCGGGCAAGGCGCTGTTCGATTGGGTGTCGGGATTGTTGGGGCCGATCGATGCGTCGGAGACAGAGTGGCGCAGCTGGGGCGAGACCCTTGGCACCAATGTCGGGCAATCAATCCAGAGCGCAATCGACGGCATCAAGGGCCTGATCAACTGGATCGCCAGCATTCCTGAGCAGGCCGGTGCCCTGGCCTTCGATATCAAGACCGGCATGATCGATCCCTTCATGCAATGGCTGTGGGACGTTGCCCAAAACGGCATCCAGCTTGCGGTCGATGTCGGTAAGGCGGTTGGAGACGCGGCCGGGTCTGTCGGTCAGGCCGTCGGTGATGGCTGGAACAATCTGTTCGGTGGCGCGAAGGCCAGCGGCGGTCCAGTTGCTGCTGGCACACCCTACCTTGTGGGAGAGTTTGGCCCGGAGCTTTTCATGCCGAACGCGGCCGGTGAAATCATGACGGCATCACGCACGGCCCGCATGCTGTCCGGTCTTACCCCGGCCGGCTCCGGACGTTTCGCCAATGACAACGCGGCAAACGGCAATGCGCCGGGCGGCGGCTCGGTCAGCGTTTCGTTCACCGGCGACATCATCGTCCAGGGCGGTACGAACGCCTCGGCCGAGGATATTGCCTCGGCATTCGGAAACGAGGTGGCCGACCGGATTGCCGCCTCCTATAGCGACGGAGGTTTCTGATGGCCGGTCCCGTTGTTGCGTCGCTTGGCCCGTTCATTTTTACCGCACACGGCTTTTCGCTCACAAAGATCGATCAAAGCCTGTCGACTCCCTGGCAGGCCATGGCGGTGCCCGGCGGTCTCGATCGGTTGCAATGGCTTGGCGGTGAGAGTGCAACCGCCAAGATCGATGGCGTTCTATTCCCCGCCGAGTTCGGTGGGTTGACCTCCCTGGCCGGCATTCGCGCCGCCGCCGAGGCCGGCACGCCGATGCATCTGATCCAGATGGCGGCAGCAAATCTTGGCAATGTGCTGGCGCTGTTCGTGGTCGAAGGGGTGAAGGACGGGCAGACCTATATCGGCCCGAACGGCGTGCCCTTGCGCAACACCTATTCGATCGACCTCCGACGCTATGCCGGCGGTCAATTCACCTTCCAGTCGGTTCTGACAGGGTTGTTCTGATGAAAACGGTCACGACGGTTTCCGGTGACACGGTCGATATGCTGGCCAGCCGCGAATACGGGGACGAGAGCGGCTTCGTCGAGAAGATCCTCGAGGCCAATCCGGGCCTGGCCGACAGAGGACTGGTCCTGACTGCCGGCATCACCGTCAAGCTGCCCGAAATCACGGCGCCGGGCGAGCTGCCGACCGTGAGCCTTTGGGACTAGGAGCGTTGCCAGCAGAAGCGGACGCCGGTTCTGCGCTTCGGCAGCGCGACCACTCAAGGAAACTGCAATGAAACCGCAAGCCCGGTTGACGATCGACGGCCTTGCCGCCGGCGGCGAACTCATGGGCAGGGTGCTGTCGATCAATGTCACCGACAAGGACGGTGCCGGCGCCGACACCTGCAAGATATCGCTCAACAACTGGCCGCCGGCCTCGGTGCCGCGCAAGGGCGCGAAGATAAGCATCTGGCTTGGCTATGCCGGGCAGCAGCTAGCCTTCATGGGCACGTTTGTTGTCGACACGGTCGAGGTGGCGCTGTTTCCGCACACCATGTCGATCACCGGCAAGAGCGCCGATTTCCGCGAGAAGATGAAAGAGAACAAAGAGCGGCACTGGGACAACACCAGCGTCGCCGACATCGTCGCCGATATCGCCGCCGATCATGGCCTTGTCGCCAAGGTTGCCGATGAGGTCGGCGCTCACGTCTACTCCTGGTTCGGCCAACAGGACGAAAGCGACATCCATGTTCTGCGGCGACTCGAGCAGCGCCTTGGCGGACTGTTCTCGGTCAAGGACGGAAACCTTGTCCTCGCCAAACGAGGTGCCGGGGCCAATGCCGGCGGCGAGCAGCTGACCGGTTTGCTGGTGACAAAGGCGAACCTGATCGAGGGCACGGCCAAGGTGAAGTATGGCGACCGCGCCGAATACGGCGAAGTGGCGGCCTATCACCAGGACAAGGGAAAGGCGGAACGCGTCGAGGTGCGCATGCCGTCCTCAGCTTCAGCGGCGGCGCTCTACCGGCTCGGAGAACCGTTTGCCGATGCCGCTGAGGCGGAAGTCGCCGCCAAATCAAAGGCCGAGGATCTGAAGCGCCAAGCCGTGAGCTTTTCGTGCTCGATCATCGGCACGCCGTCGGCGCGTGCAGGCGCGCCCATCGGTTTCGATGTCGGATATCCCGACGTCGATCAGGTCGATTTCATCATCGAGACGGCCAAGCACGATTTCTCGAAGAGCGGTTACAAGACCGCGCTCGACGGCAAGCTCAAGACCTGAACCACGAGGAATTCCATGAAACTCCACCGTCAATGGCGGCGGATCGTGCGGCACGCATGGTCCGTCCGCTTCTGGCTGGCCGCTGCCTTGTGTGTCGGCCTCGAACACGCCCTTCCACTTCTTGCCGGCAATGGCTTCTGGTCGGCCGGCGTCTTCGCTGCGCTCGCAGAGTTGTTCGGTATCGCGGGGCTCATCGCCCGCTTCCTCGCACAAAAGGAATTCGAAGATGACGAAGCTCAGACCTAGCCGCCGCGCCTCGGCGGCGATCGCGGCCGTCATGGCGGTGGTGATCAGCATTGGCGGCGTCCTTTATGCGCCGAAGCCCGGAACCTCGACGCAATATCCAGCCGTCGTCGTGCTCGCTGCTGAGGCGATCATCAAGGACTGGGAGGGTGAGTACACAACCGCCTATTGGGATGCGCTCGGGGGGGTGTGGACGGTCTGTTTTGGCGAGACGAAGAACGTCCGCAAGGGTGATCACTACACCCCGGACCAGTGCCTCGAAATGCTCTACAAGCGCCTGGCCACCGAATACTACCCGCCTATCAAAGCGTGCGTTATCGGCTTCGACAGCGGCCCGCTGAGTTGGCAGTCGTCGTCTCTGTCCCTGTCCTACAATGTCGGCGTCTCCGGCTATTGTGGATCGACGGCCGCCCGGCGTGCGCGGGCCGGAGATTACCTGGGGTCGTGCGAAGCCATGACCTGGTGGAACCAGGCGGGCGGGAACGTCGTCAGGGGTCTCGTCCATCGTCGCGAGATGGGAGACGCCGAGCGCATCGGCGAAGGCGAACTCTGCGTCACGGGGTTGAAGTGATGTTCGGGTTCGACCTCAAGTCCGCCGCCATTGCCGGCCTCGTCGGCATCATCATTGGCGGCGTCGCTTGCGCTGCCGCGCATGTCGCCTGGTTCGATCCGGCGCTGGTCGCACGTACGACAAAATCCGTTACCGAGCAGGTCTCACGCGAGCGGGATGCCGTGTGTGCGCAGACCGTAACCGAGGCCGCCCAGATAGCTCGTGTCGCAGCGGCAGCACACGAGCGGGCCAATGCCGACGCCGCACTTGCTGCTTTCGCCGCCAAGGCTGCGGCGCGCGACAGGGAACACGCCAAGCAGATCGAGGAATTCGAGAATGATGCAAAAACCTATGAAGCCAAGCTCCGGGCTGCTGGCCGCGCTTGTTCTATCGATATCAACGATATTGTCTGGCTGCGCCAGCACGGCTTCTCAGCCGGGACTCCGTGA